GCTCAGTTTGAAACTACGAACGATCGTCTACGTAAGATGAATGAGTATGTATTGAATTATTTACTACGTTCGAAGAAAGGAGATATGATCTCGGACTCCGTAGGGGCAGCCAAACAGGTTTTATTGGAACTGAAAGGGGAAGATGGAGAAGTTAAACTTGAGTGGAAACGAGAAGAAGAACCACTCGATATTCAATATAAGGAGGTAGACAATGAACAACACAACAAGCAACGCGACAAGCAACTTGACTAGTGATGCAGATAGTCTCATCGATACTATAACGGGAAGTCAGGAACTGATTTTACTCGCAATTGTAGCCCTAGCAATGGGCGCAGTGGCGTGGTTATACGTTCCTCAATTCCGATTCTTTGCAATGAAGTTAATCGGCAAGTATGATGATGAGATTCTCGAACTTTACGAAAAGAATTTGACTCCTTTGATGCGTGAAAAGCTGAATGAAGCAGCTGAGAAGCACGTCAAGGACGAGATTCTAAAACAGGTTATCCTGACAACGTTCGACCACACGGAAGACAAGGCACAGGGAACCGTAAAGAAACTAATTAGGGACCTATCAAAGGAAGCAAAAAAGTAGAATGTTCGAGTTGAGCGAACTTCTGCTCGACGCGAAAAAGACGGTTGAGGATGAATCGTACACAGAACAGAGATTCAACCACAATTATGGGATCTTCCAGAGATTGGTAGACGTTGCAGAGAGAGCCGACTCAGACCTGCACTTTCACGAGCTGGTCCTGGAAGATTTCGACCTTTTTTGTGTAACGTACGTACGCCTGGACAACAGGAAACCGATGTTTCCAAGTCCCTGGCAGACCGAGGCTGCGGATACGTTCGAAAAAAGGGACATTAATCTATTCATTGAGCCGCGTAAGATCGGAAAAAGCGCGCTCCTGAGTGCTTATGTGCTATGGAAGATGTGCAAGGACGAGTCCACCAGGGCTGTAATCTTCGCACCTACGCAGGATCAGCTCTTCATTATGGAGGACATCTGGAAGGCGCTCAAACGTTGCCCTTACCTGATGCAAGAATATGTACAACTTAGTGCTCCGATTGGTAGCCGTGGGACATACGGCAAGGAATATATCCGCTTTGCGAGAAATGAGTCAGAAGTTGTGGCTTCGAACCTGGCCCAGAGCCAGAAAGCAGATACCAAACGTGGTAATAAAGGCAGCCTTTTTATTGTTGACGAGATTGAGCTTGTAACTAAAGAAGTTCGGATTACTGTCATTGATGATATGATGGCGGATGCGTACTCAAAAAAGAAGATGATAATGGTTGGGACCCCAAAAGTCATCGCAAATCCTGAATTAGAGCTGGAATGGGAAGCATATCTGGAAGAACCCGAAACCTATGGTGTTCACCACATAAATATCTGGGAAGCAATCGAGCAGGGATGTATTACACGTGCCTATGCACAGAATCGCTTTAAACGGCTCCACATTCCCTGTCAGTGGGTATTAAAGACGGGTGTATGTGCGTTACACAGCTATGATGAGGAAGCTGAGATAGATGGCTGGAAATGCAACAAGTGTTGTCTGCTGAATGAGGATTTTGTGGCCGAAAATATGGGAGAATTCCCCAAGGCGGCCGGAAAATTCTTCCCGAAACTCTTTTTGAATGCCTGTCTTGACGGGGAATATCCGCTTGAAATCAATCCTCAGCCGGGAATAAAATATGTTATGGGAATAGATTACGGGCTTCTTTTAAATCCGACCCAGATAACTGTCTTTTCTGTTGCTCACGGGGTGGCAAGGCTGGTATTTTGGGAACAAATATCCCCCGCACCGCCCGATTTGGGCACCAGGGACTACGATCCCATCATAAATCGCATAAAAGAGATATCTTCCAAGTATAAAGGACAGATATACCGCATATTTCCCGATGCGACGGCTGCAGGCATCCAGATTACGGCCCAATTGTGCAAGGGACACAATGCAATCCCAAGAAGCAGGATATATTCGAATGAAACTGCCGCAAAGAAGGAAGTTCTGGGCGTGTGGCTGACGGGACCGTATAAACACGATATGCTGCAGAATTACAGGCAGATTATTATGGATGGCAGGCTAAAACTGCCGGGAACTGAGCCATTCTGGACAAAATTCAGGATGGAACACGAGCACGTGCAAGTGCAAAAGGTCCAGGGCACCGCAAACTATTTAAAGTTCAAAGAGCCTGTAGGTGGTACGATCGATCTTATGGACAGTATGGCGCTCGGTTGCCTGGCCCTATCCAGGAAAATGGTGCAGCCACTACTGGAATTTAAGGCGTGGGGAGTGCAAGGATGAAGAAGCATATAAAGCGGTACGGGAATCTTGAGAATGACTGCATTGCTATTCTCGCTTGGTGCTATAACAACCAAACTGAGTACCAGAGCTACCGAATATTCGAGGAAGATCTAGGTATTCCCCTGGGAACACTGCACCGAATCATCAAGGGATTTCAATATTTCGGAGATGGACACTGGGCACTAGAAACATATGCAAAAAAGTACGGATATGACGTTAGATACGTAGGAAAGGAAGGAATGATCCTGTGGGTCGACAAACGCAGGCCGTACTTGGAGCGGGAGATTTTGGTAAATGAGGATGGAACACCGTTCCAGATTTAAGTATTGGAGCGTCTATGGCTGATAAGGACGTAAAATCTTTTTTTGGGGGCTGGTTCTCCGATCGAAGTAAAGCGCTTACTGCAGATGAGGACTTTGATGTCTATCAGACTAAGTCGAAGGACTATCGAAATGTTGAAGAGTTCAAATTTTACGACGATAGACTAATCGAATATCAGGAGAATGAATGGTTCTCCTTTTTAGTAGATTATCTCGTCGGTGAACTTTTCACAGATTTCTATTTTGTGGGAGATGGCGCGGATACTGTGAGATCCTTCTTCCGTACGGTCGATCCTCTTGCCTATGATGAAATTGAGTTAATGGGGCTCAATGTGGTTCGAGAAGGCACCGGTGCATTGAAAAAGTACTGGGTCGATGGCGAACTTCGTCAAATAAAGGCAATGAACGGCCGCCTTATCCGTCTGAAGGACATAGATGCTCCCACTGCCGTACGGGGCAAGGCATCTGCAAGTCAGACATCGTCACTGAGTGTGAATGAACGGGAAGATACCCGATTCGTCGAAGTGACCGTTGAATCGGACGACAGGTTTATGGTAAGGATCCCAACCTGGCGGATCGATAATATGGAGGATTATCGCAATGAACAGATTGCCCTTTGCCGGGTCCGAAGAGATCCACGGTCTCCATACGGGATCGCTTTTGGGCGTTCCTGCTTTCATATCATCAAAGCGATGAAAATGATCGACAGGGATATCCTGGCTTCACTGAAGCAGAACGCGGCCAACTTAAAAGTCATTCGTGCCGACCTGAGTGGTCTGGATACGGATGCCGAAAAGAAGGCAGCACTGGACAATTTGTCGAAGGCATACGGGAAGATAGCAACTGCAACCACTGGCGTTATAGCGATAGATGCGCACCACGAAGTGGGGTATATGGGTAACTTGGGTTCGGGCTCACGTGACAGTCGACTTCTTGAAGTAATGTCTCACCTGGAGCCGGTAATTTCGGCTCTATTGATGAATTTCCTTATTTCAGTCGGCATAATCGAGCAGTCGGGAGCCAATAAGTCCATTATTGCCCGGCAGGAGATCAGGGCGGACAGACAACTGGCGCGATATCAGCGAGCAGTTGGGCGATTCTTTGAAACGCAGATTTTCCCCGATATCACGGATGCAGAGTGCAGATTAGTATTCAAGAAGTACTATGACCCCGAAATCTGGCTGAAACTGTTCGAGAAGAACGCCATCAGCAAGGAAAAGCTTTTAGAGGAGTTTTCTGTCGTAGATGATGGGACAACCTTTATAAATGACCTACAACCTGAGCCTACAATAGGGCCAGGTAGACCCAGCCTCTCGGGCGATAGCCCGAATGCAAAGGCCGAGTCAAGCAATGACGATTCATCGGATCGTCGTGGAAGAGAGGAGGAACAATAATGACTAGTACACTAACAGCAGCGACGATGACTGTTACATTAACCGAAAGTATTGAATTAAATGGTACAAATCAGGGCGCAACCAATACTCTGGAGATAGCTTCCATAGCGGAAGTCTCCAAGAGAATTGTGAACATACCCACCAGTGAAGTAGAAGTAGTAGCTATGTCTACTGCTGTAGCTTCGGGCACGTTTATTGAATCTACCGTGAAGTATATTCGATTAACCAACAAGGACGATACAAACCATATAACTTTAACATTTAAAGATGAGGATGCTACTGAAGTTGCATTACTTCTAGATAAAGGGCAATCATTTATCTACAACGGCGACCTGGCAGGCGGTGTAGTAAATACTATGCACGCTGGCGGTTCTGCATTGACAGTAAGTTTAAATGATTTGGTTAACATAACTGCACTCGCAGATACTGCAGCTTGCGACTTGGAAATATTCGTAGCATCAACTTAAGGAGATAACCAATGCCAATAGTTAATGGACGGCACTATCCGTATACCAAAGCGGGAAAACGGTTAGCAAAGAAAGCCAAGAAGAAGAAGAAAAAGAAGTAATGCTCAAATATCTGATGTTCATAGATGGTGGAGATGATGCAGCAACTTATCCGGCGGATAGGTTGCTTGCTATGACCTGTGCCGCCAATGCGACTCTGTTACTTCAATTTCAGAGCTCGATCGGTGGAAGCACCGGAACAGAACACGATACGGTTACTTTGACTATTACCGCGGACAAAGAGAAGGAAGTTATGCAATCAATATGTGATGCAATAAAAAGTGCAAACAATTATGCCGTCATTGCAGATGATGTTAATTCATTATATGCAAACGTCAACATAACTGCTTGTGCTATAACACTAGACACTTAAAGGAGAAACAAATGACTGATGATGACGGATTATTTGAACAGATGGGCAAAACTGCCGATAAGTTGGGGGAAACCTCTATCGGAAAGAGAATTGGAGCGATTTTTACAGTTCTTATTCTAGCTGGCCTTAGTGGAGGGGCCAATATGACCATTCTCCACGATTATTTAAATGGCGAAGAAGATACGGGACCCATCGGTGGCTGCCAAGATCCTACGGCAACCAATTACAACTCTGCAGCGACTTTTGAAGATGGTAGTTGCACGTTTTTGGTAGTTATCTACGGCTGCACTAATCCCGAAGCTGAAAACTATCAGGAGAATGCTACGCACGATGATGATCGTTGCGTAGTCATAAACGTCAATCCTAATGGCACTGCCAACGAAACAGCCGCTATTTACGGCTGTATGGATATGGAAGCCAACAATTATGATGATAAGGCTACAGAAGATGATGGTTCTTGCGATTATGAAGATGAATATGAGGAAGAACACGGAAACCACAGTTCTGTACATTTCTACCCTGGTTGGTACAACGAAGAAACGGATAATGCAAGTGTTTTCTGGGTAGACCCAGAAGCTGAAGGTATATCCGTATT